CGTGGCCTTGACTTGTCCGAAATCGTCCGGTAAAGTCCGTTCCACGCTCAAGTTGCATTGATAGCGTATCCGAGGCCAGTCCTCGGCGTCAAGGCCCCATCTGCCCCGGTGGGGCTTTGTCGTTTCTAGGGGGAGGTGGGGCGGCTCCGGGTGGTCTTGCCACCGCTGGCGGGAGGATGGAGCGTCAGCGCGGACAGAGCCGCCCCGTAGGGTCACTCTACAGCAGTCGCCGTGATCGCGCCAGAGGCTTCTACAGCGGTTTCAGGCGGGGTCAGACTGCACCCCTCGGGTAGCGCAGCAGCCGCCAGAATCGCCGCTCCGCGCTCGACACGGTGCGCCGGGATGCGCCCGTCACGACGCCACTTCAGCACAGCGGCATCCGTAACGCCGAACGCCCGTGCTACGCGGCTCTGCTTGCCCAACAGGTCGAAAAAAGGCTTGATATCCATAGGTACTCCGTAAGGTAAACCCCCGGACTTTACCCCCGGCAGGGGTAAAAGGCAATCATTCCGTTTCGGATGCAGTCGGTAAAGAAAACGCTTGCAACGGGTAAAGACTCTGATAACCTATCCCTGTCGAATCAATCCACAGACAGGAACAACGACATGAACATTCGCACTTCAACCGACGGTCAGTTTGCCGAACTCATGGGCGTCGATGCCACCGACCACGACGCGCACGTTATGCGCGAAATGTTGATGGAGTTGGGGTTTAAGGACACTTTCGAAGTCCCCGACCACCTTTGGAACAACCTGTTGAGTGCAGTTGCAACAGCGACCCTCGTTTAACCTTCCCCGGCGGGGGACTGACACCCCGCCTTTTCAGGAGCAATGAAAGGAGGATGACCATGACTTACCGATCAATGGCTGACCTGCTGGCCGAAAACGCCAACCTGCAGGCTGTGCAGCAGGAACTCGCCGCGATGAAACTTGCCTTCCTCGCCCTGCGCGTTGACCCCGTGACGCTGAACCATCGCGGGTCTGACCTGTGGGCGCAGTTTGAGACGCTGACCTCGCTTGCCGAGGCTTGCGACCTTGGCGCGGCGTTCGACCGGGCGATGGCGCACCGCGACCAGTCGAGCATGGATGATTTGTACCGTCACGCGATGAACGTCGATTCTGACGCCGCCCGCGCTTTGGCTGACGCAGCCGAGTGGATGGGGACGTGGGTTGGCGAAGCGCGGCAAGCGTCCGTGTCGTTTCGTCGCGCTGCGGGTTACATCGCGGACGCGCAGCGGGTGGCGCGATGACCACGAAACTGACCGAAATGTGGGCGGCGCTGGAGGCGCACGAGCCTGCGCCCGAGTACGCCGAAACGTGGGCGACGATGCTCAAGGAGCGCACGGAAGAGGCAGCGTGGGCGGCTTACCGTGCCGCGCCTGCGGGGTCGGCAGCGGAGGCGGCAGCGTGGGCGGCTTATACGGCGGCAGGGGTGGCAGCGTGGGCGGCGGCGAGGGCGTCTGATTGCCACGCGCAGGAAGCCATTGACGCGATTAAGGAGATGAAGCCGTGAGCCGCGACGAGGCGACCCGAGCCGCTATCCTGCTTGGGCTGATTGTGGCGCTTGTGCTGATTGCCGCCGCGCTTGTGCCTTGCGGCGATGGCGGCTGCACGGTTGAGGAGGTGCAACGTGGATGACGGGCGGCAGCAGCAAGAAAACGAGGAGCGCCGGTACTTTGAGGAATTGGTGTTCCTGAAGTGGACGCAGGCCGATATCGACCGGCACCGCGAGTTGCTTGCGGAACTGCGCGAAATGAACGAAAAGGCAAAGAGGATGTTCAAATGAGCGAACTGCTGAAAATCAACGTAAACGACCACATCGAAAAGAAAGGCAACCTGTCTTATCTGTCGTGGGCGTGGGCGTGGGCCGAGGTGCTGAAGATTGACCCCGGCGCGTGGTGGAACGCGCATGAATGGGCCGACCGCCCTGCGATGTTCCTGCCGGACGGCACCGCGATGGTCAAGGTATCGGTCGAGGTGAAGGGCAACACCAAGACCTGCGTTCTGCCGGTCATGGACAACCGGAACCGCGCCATCGTCAACCCCGATGCTTTCGCGATCAATACCGCCATCATGCGGTGCCTTGCCAAAGCGATTGCGATGCACGGCCTCGGCCTCTACATTTACGCAGGCGAGGACTTGCCCGAATCGGAAAAGGTCGAGCCTAACCCCGAGGTGTTGGCGCAGATTTCTGCGGCGGCTGACTCGGCGGCGCTCGTCGCCCTGTTCAAGTCGCTTGACCCCGCTATCCGCGCCGTCCACATGGACGCTTTCACCGCCCGCAAAAAGGAACTGGCCTGATGGAACAGCGCACCGACGAATGGTTCGCCGCACGGCTCGGCAAGGTTACGGCCTCCCGCGTGGCTGATGTGGTCGCCAAGACCAAAAGCGGCTCTGCGGCCTCACGCGCAAACTACATGGCTGACCTCGTTGTGGAACGGCTGACGGGGCAGAAGGCATCGTCCTTCACTAGCCCCGCGATGGAGTGGGGCGTGGAGCAGGAGCCGAACGCCCGCGCCGCCTACAGCGCCAAGACGGGCGAACTGGTCGAGGAAGTCGGGTTCATTGACCACGCTATCATTGCGGGATCGGGCGCGTCCCCTGACGGGCGCATTGGCGGGTCTGGCGAGGGGTTGGTCGAGTTCAAGTGTCCTGCGACCGCGACCCATCTGGAATACATCCTCACGGATACCGTGCCGGGGAAATACATCATCCAGATGCAATGGCAGATGGCTTGCACGGCTGCGGCGTGGTGCGACTTCGCATCCTACGACCCCCGGCTCCCGGCGCACCTTCAATTGTTTATCAAGCGTGTGCCGCGTGATGAAAAGCACATCGCGGAACTGGAGGCCGAAGTGACCAAGTTCCTTTCCGAGTTGAGCGACAAGATTTCCAAACTGCAAGAGGTGAAACTGTGAAAGAGTACGACAACAACAATCGCGGCGTCCTGTTCAAAAACGACAAGGGCGACAACGACAAGCGCCCCGACTATCGCGGGTCTGCTGTCATTGACGGAGTGGACTTGAACATCAGCGCGTGGATCAAGGCGAGTCAGAAAACCGGCGACAAGTTTATGTCGCTGCGCTTTGAGCCGAAGCAGGGTGCGCCGAAGAAGGCGACCCGCGCCCCGGTGATGGACGAGACGCCCTTCAAATTTGACGACGCTGATTTGCCGTTCTGATGAAGCGCGTTTTCCCCAAAGGCACTTCCGCTGACGCGATGGCAGCAGCCGTCACGCGCATGGTTCAGGGGCTTGCCCCTGACCGTGTGTGGTCGGTGGAAGTAGCCGAGTGGAAGAAGCCCCGCACGAATCAGCAAAACGCTTACTTGTGGGGTGTCGTGTACCCGATGGTTTTGGAGGCAGGCGGCGAAGCGTTGGCGGGGTGGACGCGGGATGACCTGCACGAATATTTCTTGGGCGAGGTGTGGGGGTGGGAAACGCTAGAGGGCTTCGGCAAGAAACGCCTGCGCCCCTTGAAGCGCACTTCTCGCATGACCGCAGCCGAGTTCACCGAATACCTGCACGGCATCGAAAACAGGCTGATGGACTTGGGCATTGGGCCGCTACCGGAACCGATATATGACCAACCTGCGTAAAGAAGCGCGAGGCCGGGGCTGCATGGTGCGTATCCCCGAGGTCTGCAACTGCAACAGCGAGACGGTGGTGCTTGCCCATGTGCGTATCGCGGGTATCAGCGGCATGGGACTGAAGGCACCTGACCTGCTAGGCGCGTGGTCATGCTCGGCCTGTCACGACGCTATTGATCGGCGGGCGCACCTTGACCTCGACCGCGACTATGTACGGCTGCTGCACCTTGAAGGCATGGCGAGGACGATTAACCAACTGTTGAAGGAGGACAAACTGTGAGCGTGATTGTTGACCTTGAACCGTGGGAATACGAGTGGGCTGCTCATGTTGGCATCCGTCGCTTCACGGCAAACTGGAACAAAAAAGATGCGGCGCACTACGACCGCAGCCGGATGGAAGATGACCGCACGGCACAGGTAGCGGCTTGCGTGTGCGAAATTGCCGTGGCGAAGCATTACAACCGTTATTGGTCGGGGTCGGTGTGGACTGCAGCGCAGCATGACCATTTCAAAACCCGCGTTGCCGATGTGGGGACAAACATCGAAGTCAAGCGCCTGCGAACGCGAACCGAAGCCCCGGTTAGGCGCAGTCAGTATGGGAAAGGGCTAGTGTTGGTAGTGGCAAAGCCGGTCGAGCCAGAAATGCGAAGCATTGAGATTTTTGGCAGCATCAAGTACGACAAGGCTTGGGAAACCGGCGCTCCCGCCGACTACGACCCCCAGAACACCCGCGTCATCGACATTACGAGGCTTGCAGCAGCATGAACACAGAACCCGGCGTGAGCCACCTTGACCAGTTGTGGCACGAGTGGCGCACCTTGCGGCTCCGGTTGTCGGCGCTAGAGCGTGAAATCAGCCGGGTTGAGGGCGGCGGTAAGCCCACGGTCAGGCTCGACAACCTGCCCCCGGCGTATCTGATGCAGGGCGCGGAAATGCCGAAGCGGGAGGCGCGATGAAACTCACCGACCGGGAGTTGGAGGCGGCGTTAGCCGATCTGCACGGGCTGATTACCACGCATAACGGCATCGTCGGCACCCTTGCCCACCTAAAACGCGAGGTGGCGACCCTTGAGGCGTGGCGCGTGACCGACCTAGAGGCTATCCGCGAGGCAGATGCGGCCGTGTACCGGCTTACGAGCGCATTACAGGCGATTGCGCGGCTTCCTGACCCTGCGGCAAGGGCTATTGCGGAGAACGCTCTTGACGCTGCATAACGCGGTACAGGCGGCGATTGTGATTATCGCCGGGGGATGGGTATTGACCATTACAGTTGCGGTGGGGTACCTGCTTTGGCTATCCCGAGACGATTAACCCATTTCGGATTTATCTTTACCACAGGCGCAAGATTTGCGGTAAAGTCGTTAAAGACTATACACAGGAGGACGACGATATGAGTACGATCAACGACGGCGGCCCGGCGTTTCCGCGCTCGGCAGCGTTCAGCAACGCAGAAAGAACCGCTTGCACGGAGCAAGATGGCATGACCCTGCGCGACTGGTTCGCGGGGCAGGCGTTGGCGGGGTTGACCGCTGACCCTGATATGCCGACTTTCCACAAATGCGCCGAAATTGCCTACGCTTGCGCCGACGCCATGCTTCGGGCGCGTGAGGTGAAGCCGTGAGCGACACAATCACCCTGCCCCGCGCCGAAGCCGAGCAGATCCGGCAAGCATTGGCCTCGGGCAAGAAACTTTTCGCCGCCCTCGCCGCCCTCGACGCCGCGCTCGCGGAGCCAGAGCAGAAGCCGGATGCCCTGCGCCGTGACGCCGAGCGGTACAGGTGGCTAAAGTCTCGCGCCGAGGACTATGACGGTCATGTTTGCTTTGGCGAGGTCAGATACCCCGCGCCGATACCTGACCGCACCCCGTTCGATGCCATTGACGCCGCTATCGACGCGGCGATGCAGGAGGACAAGACATGACCGACAACATCACCCTGCCACGCGCTGTGGTTGAGTTGATGCGGGAGGCGTTTACCCATGTCGTGTGCGTCTATCAAGACGAGAAAGACATGGCCGCCCTCGCCGCCCTCGACGCCGCGCTCGCGGAGCCGGAAAAAGAACGGGCCGAGGTTGCAGCCCCGGCCCGTGGCGTAGGTACAGGTCAGACCAACGCTCCAACCGGCAAATCATACCGAGAACACGTCACGGACGGAAGCCCTTGCTGGTGCAACCCCGAACTGAACTACCGCGATCCCGAGACAGGAGCCGAAGTATGGGTACACAGGAGAGAACAATGACCGACAACATCACCCTGCGCCGCGCTGTGGTTGAGCAGGTGCGGGAGGCGTTGGTGGTTGCTTGGCAAAGCACCCCCGTGTGGCAAATTGCAGAGGCTCGTAACGCCCTCGTCGCCGCGCTCGCGGAGCCGGACGCCATCTGTTCCGCGAAGGACAACGAAGCCGCGCTTGAGCGCGTTGCCAACAGGGTCAAGCCCGGTCAGGTAAAGGGACTGCTTCCCGAGCCGGACGCCACGCGGGAGCCGGTACACCCCGGCTACCTCATCGGCTCGCATTGGCTGGAGACTGCGTACTCGCGCATCGCTGCGGGCGAGGCCGAGGCCGATGTACTGGCTGAGGTATTGGGCGCGAGGGGGTGGGCCAAGCGGAAGCCTGCGACGATGAAGCAGATTATTACAGCGCACGGAACCACGATTGGCGCGCCGTGGTTTGAGGACTTTGCCCGCGCATGGAAAGCCGCCGAGCGGTTCCACGGGATTAGGAAGG